TTACCATATTTGCGGCATAAGTACGAAAGAGAAATCTGTGCGTACCCAGTTGCGGGAGAACTCCCATATACCCATTCTTCTATCTCCGGTTGACTTTGTATTAAATAATCTGCAAATCTAACTTTAGATCCGCCTCCGAGAAGATCATCTCGAACAATAGAAAATCCTTCGTGTTCTTCTATCACTGGGGCGGGATTTGGATCTATCCAATCACCAATATCACAATCATCATCGAATAGACTTGGCATAAATTACTTCATCCTACTAAAATTATTCACCTTTTTAAACTTAATATGATTTTTGAATTTATCTACAAGTTGATCTGCCTTATGACTTATTACAAAAATATTATTTTTTTGGCTGAGACCATCTAAAATTTTCATTAAGTCATCAGTACCAACAGAGTCCAGAGAAGAATCAAAAATTTCATCAAGAATCAAAAGATTGCAACTTGCACTATTTTTTAGTTTGGCGACTTCTCTCCAAGCTAACAATAAAGCCAAGTCTATTCTCATTTTTTCGCCTTCGCTAAAACTCATATATGTAAAATTATCTCTGAATCTACTCTTGATTGTTTCATTGAACTCTTCATCTAAAGTAAACTGAACAAAGAAATCCATTTCAGTTAAGTTTTTATTGATCAGTTTATTCATGATAGGCAAATAATGTTTTATAATTTTTGCCTTAATCCCAGAGTCTTTCAGTAGAGTTGTCATAAATTGATATTCACTTCTTGTAGACAGAACACTTTCCTTTTCGTCAAGAAATGATTCTAACTCAGAATTAAAATCTTCTAACTGAGAAACTTCGGCAGAGACATCATAATCACTCAATTGCAATTCGTTGTTTTCATCCTGTATCTTTTTTATGTACTTAAAGATTGCAGAAACAGAAGAATTGTAGTTGGTTATCTCACCCTGAATAACCTTGATCTTGTTAATAAAATCTTGATAAGAAAATAATGTTTCTTTTTTCTCTACAATAGAATCGTCAATTTTTTCCAAACCAAGATGTAAATCGGTTATGTTTTTTTCTAGATTACTTGTTTTTTCATCACAGAAGGAAGAATCAATTGGTTGATCACAAGTAGGGCATGAAGTGTTGGTATTAAAGAATGAAATTTCTTTCTTTATTGACTTCATGTTTCTTTTCATCTGCGATTCCAATTCCTCAAGTTTACTCAAAGAATTTTCAATTGATGATCTATCTTCTATGTTAACTTCTAGATCTTTTATTTTATTTTCTGAACTAGTAATTTTGTTTTGAAACTCTTCGATTTTACTTTGAGACTCTTCAATCTTACTTTGATTATTTTCTAAGGTTTCTTTACCTTTTTCTTTTAGACTCTCTATATGATTCTTCTGAAGATTAATTTTTTCTTTAACCGTGGAAACAGCAGAATCAATTTTGTTTATTTTTTCTCTAAGTAAAGATCTTTTTTCTTTTAACACATCATTCATCAAACTAAAAACATTCAAGTCCAAAATATCTTCAATGACAGATCTTCTTTCGGAGGCACTCAACTGCATGAACGGAATAAAAGAGGAGCTACCAAGAGTAACTATTTGAGTGAATGTTTTATAGTTCATTCTTACAACTTGTTCTTCGAGCATTCGTTGATAATCTTTAGCTTTTGCATTTTGATCCAATAACTTTCCATCTTTATAGATTTCAAATATCTTGGGATTCAATCCTCGTATTATCTTATACTCGTGTGTCCCAACAGAAAAGGAAAGTTCAACTAAACAATCTTTATTGTTGATACTATTAATTAATTGTGGAATGTTTATTCTACGGAATGGTTTGCCAAACAAAGCAAAGGTAATGGAGTCCAACAAAGCGTAAGACTTACCATGACCATTTGCTCCGGTGACAAGAGTGGTTGTCTTCCCACCCAAGTTTATTTCAGTAAAATAATTTCCGAATGATCCAAAATTTTTAAATCGAACATTATTAAATGTGATCATAAATTAAACCGACTACTTAGTTTCTTCAGTTGCCTCTGTGATTGTTTCTTTTTCTTTGGTATCAACAACTTCAGTTGATGCGTCTTCAACTACTACAGTTTCTAAAACCTCATCACTTTCCATGGACTTAAACTTTTCTTGCTTCTTGAGCTTTGCTTCTTTCTTTTGCTTTGCTCGTTCTGCACAGCTAGAACAACCACCTGAACTCTTCTTCAAAGAAGCAACTTCAATTCCAGAAGGACCGAGCTGTCCCGGAATTGTTAGTATAGTAAGTTCCTGACCATCTTCAATATTTCTAGATGCTCGATATACAATAGTGGAGAAAGTATTATCAAAACTCCAGTGAACGTTAGGAACTTCTGATCTAGAATAAGCCAATCCATTTCCCATAGGAATGACAAAGGGGTGTCCAAGCTCATCCACAATAGGATTGTTGGAACTAAACTTATAGAGAAATGATGCAGCCATCAAATCATTAAAGTTTTTGCCGAATGATTCAACTGTAGTATGAAGAACAAGTGCTGGAACTTCTTCGATAACTTCACCGGCTTCGTAATTTCTTTCTGCATAGACACCATAGCTCTGCTTTTCATCACTGAATTTAATTTTACAATCAGGAGTTTCGAACGCATTCTTATGCGGTCTACCATTTTCCTTAGTAAAGAATTCAGCGCCGCTGATATGTCTTTTCCAAACCATTTGTCTTCTTTGTGTGTCTTCACTCATAGTGATAAGCTCTCCATATAAAGCATTTTTGCTAATTGTTTTAAAGAATCTTTATTATCTAAATCAGTATTCAAATCTATTTCATTAGAAATTATACTGATCGTATCTTGTCCCATATCAATCATATCTTCATCAAATTCAACATCACCCATATCTTCAATAACAGTCAAATCTAAGTTATCAACATCCATTAGGGTATCTAAAAATGAATCAAATTCAACAGAATTTTCTTTTTTATTCACGAACAACTTAATGTATTTATTAGAAAATTCTTCCAAGTCAATATCTAAAACTTCATTATTTTCTTTTGTATCATCATACTCGAAACTGAAAAACATTCTCTCTGGGTTTTCAATGAATTCAATTTCTCTTGTTTCTGTGTCTAAGATATGAAATCCCTTTTTATCATTCAAATCACTGAATGTCATTTGGTAAGGAGTCCCCAAGTAATGAACATTATTTTTACTGCTTTTGCTATGAAAATGTCCACTTAAAACCATCTCGAATCTTTTTAGGAAATTGTCATCCATGCCACCATGAAATTTAACTCCTCGCATAACTTCGTACCCAGTCAATTCAAAGTGTCCGCAAATTATAGGACATTTACAATTCTGCAAGAACTCCATCGAATCATCATAATTTTCTTTGTTGATCCAAGAAACCAAACCAATACAAAGATCGTCAAAAACTAACTCTGTTGGTTCGTCATAAATTACAAGATTATCATTTTTACTAAAGAGTTCTTGTAGTGAATTTATTTTGTTTGTGTTTTTATAAAAAGCATCATGGTTTCCTATGAGACAATGCATTTTTATATTATTATCTTTTAGATTTTTAATGAAATCATTCTGGATACCATGAAGGGTATTATAATTAACATACTTTCTTCTGTCCATCAAATCACCAAGATGGATTGATTGTGTTATTCCATTTTCTTTACAATATGGAAAAAATATGTTATTAAAAAATCTAGAAAAATAATCCATGAAATGTGGAGAATCATTTCTAACGCCAAAGTGTGTATCTGTTATGAGTGCTATTTTCATTTAGGTTTCTTTTTATTCTTTGTCGTGAACTTGTCTAGATCATTATCACTTAGAGAAAAATAAGTTGCCATTGCTTTTTTTGTATCGGTTTTTTCAAAATAATTATGTTTAAACCAACTGCTCATAGATCCATCTGTATCTAACTGTTCCATCATTTTAAACTTAATGAAGTTTTGTTTCTTTTCTTTTTCTATTCTTCGTATGAAGGCATAGTAAGTTATTTGAGTAAAATAAGAAAAAGGATTTTTTGATTTTTCTGGATCAAAATTGTGTGCATAAGTTATACAGTTTTCAATTGCATCACCAACCATTTCTTCTCTGAATGGATAGTTTGCAAAGTTTGGTTTGTATGACAAGTGTTCTGCTATCTTGACGAAGCACTCTCCAATGTAATTACTAACTGGAGGTCTTCCTTCATCAACTTCTTCTGCTTCTTTAATTTGAGTCTTCCACTCACACATTGCTTCGAAGAAGACTGTATTATCAATATAATTATTTGCTTTGGCCATTTATTTAATTCTCCACACAGAGTATACACGAAATATTTATTTTATCAACTTTTTTCTTGACAATTTTAAGAACCCCTTTACAATTCACTATGTAGTGAGAGAAAAGGAATAGTCTCTATTCAAAGTATTCATCAGGATCAGAATTCCAATCAGTCCATCTGTTTCCAAAATTAGGATGATCTGTTTCTTCTCCAGTATATTCTTCATCCGCAACATCACCATCAAAATCTTCGTCATCATCATTTTCAAAATCGATCAAACTAGGATCTACCATTCCAGATTTGATAAGATCTTGTAATATACTAGGAGGTAGCATCATTGAAAAATGATATTCAGTTTCGCTATCTTCACTTGGATCTTTATTTAATAGATCATCCAAAGACTTGAGCATATTCTCTAAGTCTTTACTTTTTTGTTTTTGGATCTCGGTGTGATCTTTTATCTCTCTGGATTTTGGATTAGTGTCTTCTTTTTCTTTTTCAATATCATAAAGCTCAGCCGCTTCATTAGCTGGAGTTGAATATGTTACGATATAATCTTGTGGAATTTTTGTATCCAAAGAATGATCAGAATAAGAAATCCAATTCTTAAGAACTGTAATTTCTCTTTGCATACCTGTCATAGGATCTGCCATAAGAAGAGTTCTAAAAACCATAGGTCTTTCTAGGATCAATTTACCGGAAATTTGTCCTTTTATTTTAGCAATCAATTCATCACCATTTTTTAATTTTAGGATCCGATAAGAAGTTCTCATACACTTTCTCCTTTGATTCGGATTTTAATAAGATTAAAATCAAATTTCTCTTTATTATATATCTTTATTCTTTCATTCAGATGATTGAGAGTGTGGTTTCTATGCTTCTTGTAAGACAAATCATCTGCTATATCATATAATTTTGTTATTTTTTTATTTTCAGATTTTCTCAAGCCTCTACCAATAGACTGAAGAACTCTCACGACAGACTTAGATGGAGATGCAAAAATTACATTTTCTATATTTGGAATATTTATTCCCGTTGAACATGTTCCATAAGAGGCAACTAGAACCTTACCATCACTGTCCTGTGAACTTATCAATTGACGTATTTCTTCTCTCTGATCTACTTCAGTTCCACCATGAATAAAATAAACATCATCTTCTGGTACAACTTTTTTTATTTCTTCATATAGAGGTTTGCCGTGTAGCTCGACATAATTATAAAGAAGTAAAGTATTCCCCTTCAATGAAGAAACTAAATTTGATATAAACTTATTTCTGGATTTGTTTTCAACAATCCATTTTATTTCATCATTATATTTGCAGCGTTTCATTTCTTCTTTATCTTTTTCACTGTGTTCCAATACTAGACAATCTATCTTTAGATTTGACAATAGATCTTTTTCAATAAGATCTTTTGTTGTGGTCACATTATACACTCTACCAAAAAGACCTTCAATGACTAATTTGTGTGTTTGTGTGCCATCTAAAGTTCCTGTTGTTCCTATCCTATAAGGACAATTTTTTAGTTTAGTCATTAGTGATGTCAAAGACTTGGCCTTAAACAAATGGCACTCATCACCAAATACCACAGAGTATTGATCGAAATACTCTTGAGGCATTTTATAAATGCTTTGCCATGTGGAAATCACAACTCGTTTATCGGATGTCTTATCTTGTCCTGAAAATATAACATGACAATTTTTATCAACATCCCAAGAACCATCCGAGTAATCTTTGAAGTCGTTATACATTTGATTAACCAAACCAGTGGTGGGAACTACGACTAATACTTTTTTGTCTGACTCTAATTTGCTTAGATAAAATCTGGTGAGTAGATATATTATCAAAGATTTGCCGCTACCCGTAGGAGAAAGCAACAAACACCTATTCTTATTTAATGCATGTAAAAGACCATTTATTTGATGATCGTGTGGAGATATTCTTTTTCCTTTAGAGCAGGGTTTGATTTCATTTTCAACAAAATCTATTAGCTCACCTTGGTTTGTTTTGAACTGTTCAAACAAAGGTTGTTTATACTCCACGGTATATTTTCTATCTTTGGCAAACTGAACAACGTAGTCAAGAAGACCTGAATATATGGTATGTCGATATAAATTAAATAATCTAATTTGACCATCCCACAGCTTATTTTTGTAAGCTGGTGTAAATTGATAATTTGGGACTTCGAATGTAAAGAATTGACTTAGCTCTTTTGCTAAAGATCTATCACAATCCACAAGCAGATCCACAGAATCGAGATGTTGTATAGTCATATCGCTCATACACTATATGTATGAGGGTTACTGACCTTGAGTGAACTTGATCCAGTCCAAGGCAGCCCTGATATTCCACTGTCTATTTGATACAATTTTAATTACCTCTTCTAAGTAATTCACTTTTTCTTTTTGGAGAATAATTTTGGCTTCTATTCTGTGTACATCAGAATCACTTTGTAAAAATCTGTCTATGTCTGTTTTCAGAATAGTCAAAGGAAAAGGCTCCCAATTATGTTTCTTGAGATCATCTTCGCCCATTTTTCCAGTGTAGTACAACCACTTATCTCTCTTCATAATCTTCAATTCAGAATACATCTTTTCTAGAATTAACTTCTCTTCCATTAAGATGACAAGATACTTGTTGTGTATCTGGGGAGTCTTCAGGGACTCTATGTCGAGCTGCGTTTCATTTAGAGTGATATCCTTAGATACCATTTGTTTAATTTCACTTATATTCATAATTTACCTCATAATATATATGAACATTTACTAGGACTCTACAACGTCAGCGGAGTATATTTCTAAGCTCTCTCCATCTCTATCATAAGCATTTCTAATTGTTCCAATAAGAATTAAACGATTTCCCACCGGAATATCAGAATCTGGTATAGTAAAAGTTACCGGGAATGCACTAGACAATGGTTCGGTTACAAAATCTGGAGCATCTACGCCAGCTAATTTTACACTAGGTGCTGAGTTTTTATCTAGAGTATAGATTGCCCAGTTCCAAATCGCTCCGTAAGGTTCTCCATCATCTATACTCGCATCGAAAGTACAGGATTGTCCTCGAACAGGTGGGTTCGGTGTGAAGGTTGGATTTGTAAGTGAAGCTTTGTAACCTCTAGGTTCTATTTCACCATAAGTTATAGTCTCACTATCACTTCCTAATGGATTTGATAATATGACTGATGCCTTTAGTGTTTTCCCTGCGGTGTTGTCAGGAATAATGAAAGTATGTTCTAGCGTATCTTCAAGATCATTATATTCTTCATCATCAATTGTCCAAGTTACAGTTGTGGTGCTTGATGGATATGAGCCTGCATTATCTTGAATATTGATAAAAGCACGTAGTCCTTCATTCGTGTGCTCGGCTCCTAAGTTGCCGCTGTTTGGACGAGACGATGGTATTAAGATATTTTGTATCTCAGGTGTCACTCCAGTTATTGTAGAAAAAGCCACATTAGAACTTTCTTCTACAACAGTATTATCTTTTCCAATTATTTTTACATCGCAATAAATTTTTTGTCCTTCGTGTCCTTCTACAGTCTCAAACTTTTCGCTTGTGCTTCTTTGTTGTATCTGGACTCTGACTGCATCAAAAATTTCTATTATCTCATAGGTATATCCAAATGATTCTAGTATTTCTTTCATTTTTAAAAAGTCCGACGAAGGCGTTATCAATCCATCGTCATCGATTTTGGCACTAGGAACGGGTCCACCATACCGACCTGTCACTAACAGAGTACCATGTTGTTTTGATACCATGAAAGCTGGACTCCCACTATCTCCACTCCACACGTTTGCCTTCAGACCTCGATTTATTTTATCCTTCACTGGAAGGTTGAAGTTGCTTGATCCACAGTCAGGACAATCGGAAATGGGATTACCGTTCACATCTTTTTTTTGTTTGCATGTGGTTTGCCATATTGCACCTTGTGGGGACTTAGTGAAAATTAAAGTATTTTTTAACCACCCTTTATATCCTCCGCTCATCGCCGTCGCGGGGATAACTGGAACTTTATTGTATATTCTTATACCAAGATCAGCGGGAACTTCATCTCTCAACTCAAGAATAACAGTGTCATTAAATTGATTTTCCGGAGGAGGGGGAATAAAAGTAGTTTCAAACTTTTTACCCTCCTTATTCATAAACGTCACTACTTTGCCAAGTTGATTTTGTGCTGCTGTCCAATAATGTTTACATGCAGCAACATGTTTAGGACTTACTAACATCATTGCAACATAACCAGAGTTATAAAAATTTATGTTTGCATCTTCTGAAGCTTGATCTGCATCCCACTCATCTTCCCAGCCGTTATTCACTGCGTTGTTTCTGGTGCATTTATTATTGTATCTTCTTGGTAATACCGCTAGTCCAGTAAAATCTACAGGATAGTCTTGGAGAAGCTCCGTATAACATTTTGGATTATATCCAATGGGTATTCCTTCTATCTTTTCCCCGGTTTGTCTGTTGAAAGACGCTTCGGGTTCATAAAGATATAGATCATGTAATGATGGTTTGTATTCTTCTATTGCGACCATTTTTTAAACTTCCTTTATGAAATATAAGGCTCCGAATACCAAGTGTATTCAATGCGTTGTGCTTCACCTGCTTCATCACCTATGTTCACATTAGCAGTTATTATCTCTTCCTCAGAAGGAGAGAAACTAGTAGTAGAAAGCGAAACGTCAGTAATATTTACTGGCTCTGATATTGCAGGAATATTTGATGCATTTTTAACTGGTGTTATTTCATAGTGACTATAGGCAAATGTTACCGTGCAAAACACAGGTTCTGAGTCCGAACTTACGGTAGAGAACTGGACACCACTCAAACCAACTGGAAACAAATTAAATATTTCTACTTGAAATTTTGGTTGATAAGAACTATTTAATATAGTGAAAAGACCTGTACTATGAAACTGCTCTGGTGATATTCTTTCATCATAGTTTGATACACCCGGACTACCAATGGAAGTAATCCAATCATATATTTCCAACCAGTTTTTCATAGTTTCATCTACCAAGAAAGTAACAGTTAGGTCTTCAAAAATATACTTACCGGAAGGGTGTGGTACATTGACACCAAAAGAGGTTGGGTGATCAACTTGAAGATTGCTTATTGATGGTAAATTAACCTGTTGTACAAATTCAGACAGATTCGGAATTCTTGGTGTATTGAACTGGAAGTAATTTACACCGAGGGCGTTGTGAGAACCTGTATAAGCTCCTTGAGTCCGCAACTCATAGTCAGACACCATTGGTGTGTTTAAACCGAATGTGAGTCCACTGGGAGCTTCTGATGGGTTAGTGAGTGACATACATTTCCTCCGTAGTATTTATATAAAAAAAAGGGGCGCCCCAAACGGGACGCCCCTGATTCTTTTAGTTACTAGTATTGTCAGGATCAGGCGTTACCGTGAAGGTTCTGAACCGCAAAGATTCTGTAATACTGGTTTCCACCCAGAACATCGAGATCGGTGTTCTGTGCGAATGGGTTGGCTACCATTCCATATCGAGTCTTGAACCCGATCTTGGGCTGGAAGGTGTCTTCACCAACCGCACGCACCATCTGGAGTGGAACGTATGGGCAGTAGAAGAATCCAGCGTCATATGGACTGGTTCCTCTGTATCCAACGGCGACATAATCTTGGAACGCCAGAACGTCTTCCGCAGCGGTAGTAGAGGTTGCCGCGTTCGAACCGGCTGCGTATGGATCGATGTAGACTCTCATCTTACCATTGAGAACACCAGCGAAGGTGTTACCAGTGTCATCAACATCTAAGTTAGTGTTGAGGGCTGG